CTGCATGGCCATGCCGAAGTCGGCCCGTGGCGGTCCTATGACAGCGTGCAATGTCGCGCCGTATCCGCTCAGCACACGGTCCTGGCGCATCGCGTTGCAATGCTTGCACGCTCGGCGCAGGTTGGCCACGGTGTCCTTGCCGCCATGGCTGAACGGGATGATGTGGTCGTCCTCCGTCGCGGTGATGGAGCAGCCCGGCATGCCGAGCCAGCACCGGTTGCCGTATGTCGCTATGACCTTCGCGCGGATGCGTGGATCTACGGTCTGTCTTCTCATGCTTTACCTTTCTCTCGTTGGGTGAGTATCCAGCCGTTCACGTCCTGTTCGGCGTACATGATCGAGTTGCCGATGCGGATTGGCGGCGGTCCGATGATCGGGATGGACTGCCGCCACCGGATCAGCGTGCGTTTGCTGACGTTCAGTCTGGTCGCGGTCTCGGTGGTGGTCAGCATGCTGATGCGGGTCATGCCGTGGCCTTGTTCCTGAGCAGCAGTGCGATCTGTTCCAGCTTCGCGGCGACAATCGGCCAGTCGGCCTTCGAGATGTCCGACCAGACCATGCGCGGCCCGTCCGGGCAGATGATGTTCTGGCCTATCTCCACGTCGCCGGGCTGCGGCAGGTCGTGGTCCTCGACGTCAAGCGAGATGTGAATCTGCGGTTTCAAAACAGTGGCTCACCTTCATATGCGGTTTGTGGTTTCGTCTGAGGCCGGTATGGCGTGTAGGCGGTGGCCCATTTACGGAAACTGCGGCAGTCGATGCGCCAGGTGCCAACACGGTACACCGGCAGCCCCTCATCTTTGAGGCTGAGCAGCGATGGCACGTTCGGCTCGCCGAGCGCCCGGCAGACCTGGAACAATTCGATGTCGGTGCGCCCGTTGTTCGCCGCGATGCGGTCCACAGCGTCAGCGAAGCCCTGCATGAGCATTCTGCGCGATTCCTCCGGATAGTGCAATACCTCGTGCAATGGCGGCTTAATCGATGACATAAGACCACATCCCGCACCATTTGGCCAGCGTCAACAGCAGAGACTCGGAATCGTACATCTTGCCGGCGGCGGGAGAACGGTAGACGGGAGCTGGCACGCCCTTCTCTCCGTAGGCCATTTTCAGAGCGGCCTGGAGCTGGTTGTCGTTCAATCCGGACGCCTTCATCAACGACTGTCGTGAGGTGTTCGCCCTGCACCTGATGTTCTTGTCGATCATCGGGAGTGTCATCCTCATCTGCGTCCTCAGTTTGTCGGGGAATGTTGCCTTGCTCAATTTCAATCCTTCCTGTAGCTTTCGGTTGGTGAGCGCTTGAGAGGTCAAGACCTAGAATCTGCTGATGGAAACGCTCGGCCGAGATTCCCCGGCCGGGCCGTCAACAGATTCCAAAGGTCTTGCAGAACGTTTCGGTCGGAGCCGCGCCGTCGATAACAAGAGCGGCCGAAGCCGCCGGGAATGGTCCCCAATCAGGCCACGGCCGAAGCCGTCTATGGTCGCCCGATTCCGCCTTAATCGACGGCCTGAGAGGGTCGGGAGCTAAATTTCGTCTCGCAAATGGCGCGATAGCCACGCGCCTGGCGTTACCGGTCGCTAACCCGGCTCAGCGGTGGCAGGGGTACGCCATACGCCCCATATGCCGTTCGTTTTTGTCAGTCGTCGTCGGTGAGGAAATCACCCAGACGGACGATCGCGAGCACCAGCCCCAGCATGAACAACACGAAGGGGCTGAGCAGAATCAGAAGAACGAACTTGATGAAACGTTTCACGGTCAATCCTCCTCGTTGAAGCAGCGGTCGATCTGTTTCTCAAGATCGTCAAGCTCGTAGCCGTTGAACGGGACGCGCACGGTGACTTCTGCCGTCTCAACGATCAGCTCGTAAAAACGTTGACTGCTTTTCCTGTCCACACGTTTGACTGTGACGCTCATTCCTGGGCTCCTTCCCATTCACGACGGGCACGCCTAGCGTGCGTCATCGCCTTGTTGATCGCGCCCTTCATCGCCTGAAGGTCGCCCATGTCCAAGCCATCGAAATCGAACGATCGTTCGCCCACCTTGATGCGGCAGGCGAAGCCGTAGGGATTGCCGCCGGTGCATTCCGACGGGTCTATGTCCAGCACCTGGAAGTAATTGCTGGTGCATTCCGGATTGAAAACGCTCATTTCACTGCTCCTTGATTCATGGATGGACGGTTAGGCTCCTTCCTCCGCGGCGATAGGCTTGTAATCGCACAAACCAAACCTTTCAAACAACGAAGGAAGGAAGAATATATGCACCTGAACTTCAGCGACATCATCGCCGCCATCTCGCTGTTCTGGACGGCCGCAACCTTCGGTAGAACGGTTCGACATAGACCAGAGGCGTCATGGATGAACTCGTACATTGTCACGCGCCTTCCCAACGCGACGCCACCACTGACTGACGAACACGGCCGCTTGCCAGTCAGGAAGGCCATGATTGCCAACGACGGTGATGGGGACGCTTTCGATGTCCGCGTGTTCGGGCACAACTGCATAGTCCGCACATACGCATGGGAAAAACTCTCGAACGGTAGCTGGAAAATCGGCGAGCGGACGATGGTCCCTCGCATATCAAACGAAGACGGTGACAACGTGAAAATAGCCATCTGGCCGCCCGATGGCGCGGATGACATGCCCGAGGATGCTAGGATCTGCATCCACTGGACCAAATCACCCACAAGACTGCGACGCTGCGGATACGAAGAAATACCCCTCACTTCGGAACTCGCCGACAAATGGTGGGAGGAAAAGGACTGGAAGGCATCGCACAGACTGGCCGAGCGATTCCGCGCATGGAGCGCACACCGAAGGTTCCACCACAATCCCGAAGACGCCAGAAAATCACTGCAACCAACCATCTGAATCACCGTGACACGTAAATCGAAACCAGAATGGAAAAAACCAGAGCCGTAATAGACAAAACAAGATGCCAATCCATTACTTCACCTCACCTCCAATGGAGCTCGCCCAAGGAGCACATCGGCGCTGACATGCAAGAGTTCGGCAAGCTCGTTTATCTCATTCACGCTGAAAGCGATTCGGCCAGTGCATTTCTGCGAGACCGTGGACCGTGAGCAGTGCAATGTTTCAGCGACTTCTGCCTGTGTCAGGCCATTGAGCCCCATAAGGCGTTTGACCTTTTCACCTACAGTGGGTGAATCTACTAAAATGTTTGTCACGCTCCCATCTAACCACGAATATAGTTAGATCTGCTCGTCCGGCGTGTCGCATTCTATCTTTTTTTTAGTTTCGCTAAACTTATGTGCTATGACAATAGCAACAATCAGCCCTAAGGTCGCAGCTCAGGCCGAATCTGTCAGTTTGCAGGATATAGTCACGCGAAATATGAAAGTGGCCATGACTCTTCGCAATGTCAAGCAAAAGGATCTGGCGAACGCTCTTGGCGTCGATAGGTCTTCGATTTCACAGAAGATGACTAGGCGAGTGGCATGGAGCCTTGAAGATATAGAAAAAGCCTCGGACTTCTTTCATGTGAAGCCCGAGGCATTGGTAGCGGGGCATGGATTTGAACCATGGACCTCTGGGTTATGAGCCCAGCGAGCTACCGAGCTGCTCCACCCCGCGTCGGCTTGTCTTTAAGACAGCTCTATTAACTTTACGATTACTTCCAAATATGTCAAATCGGCGTGTCGTATCAGTCCGGCCATGCAAAACCGCGTTGCAAATAGCGCGTTATTCATTTTTCCTATAACGGTTTCGGCTGATCGTGGGGGCAGGGAAGTGCGCCATATCCGAGCCCGCACCATAATAGAAGTATGCCTATCAAGATCCCCAGCGGCCTTCCGGCCAGAGACATTCTCGACTCCGAGCGTATTTTCGCGCTTGAAAAGCCTGAAGCGGAGCGCCAGCGCGTGCGTCCGCTCAAGCTGGTGATCTTAAATCTCATGCCGAAGAAAATTGAGACGGAAACGCAGCTGCTGCGTTTGATCTCGAAAAGTCCGCTGCAGGTGGAGATCGATTTCATGAAGACCTCCACGCACAAGGGTACGCATGTGAGCGCCGACCATCTGGTGAAGTTCTATGAGACCATTGAGGCGTTCCAAGACAACTATTACGACGGCTTCGTGGTGACGGGTGCCCCTGTTGAGCATCTTGATTTCGAACAGGTCGATTATTGGGATGAGTTCAAGCAGATTCTTGACTGGGCTTCCGCGCATGTGTTCTCCACTATGTATTTGTGCTGGGGCGCGATGGGTGCGCTCAATTATCGCTATAACGTGCGTAAAGAGAATTTGCCAGAGAAGATTTTTGGCGTGTTTCCGCAGTATTTGCAGGATGAATACTGCTTTTTGACGAACGGCTTCGATGAGATTTGCCTGCAGCCGCATTCTCGCCTTGCGGGGGTGGACGAGGGTGATATCGCGCGCAATCCGGAGTTGCAGGTGCTCACGTGGGGTCCGAAGTCCGGTCCTGGGCTGATCGCCACCCGTGATTTTTCGGAAGTGTTCGCGCTTGGCCATTGGGAGTACGGCAAGTACACCTTGGCCGAGGAGTATGAGCGTGATATGAAGAAGGGCATGACGAATGTGCCGTTCCCCGAAAACTATTTCCCGCATGATGATCCGCAGTTGGAGCCGGTGTTCGCGTGGCGCGCCCATGCCAATCTCCTGTGGCGCAATTGGCTGAATTGGGTGTATCAGACCACGCCATACGATTTGAGCGAGGTTCCGCAGCTTCGTGCGCAGAAGCGTCTTGGCACGGATCGTTCGATTCGTCATCAGCCGGGTTCGCCGCGTGTCGACGCGTTTGCGCCGTTCGTACGTGACGGTTATGGCGTGATTCGCGATTGA